TGAAGAAGAAGATATCGCCATCATTCCTGTTGGCGTAATCAATAAACCATGTGTACTTCCCATGAAGAACAAGGACAAGCCGTCCCCAATCTTCGATAAAGTCTACCCGCACACCACGGACAATTCTGTCATTCGACCTAATGACTCAAGAGTTGATGAAGAATTCCGACACGAATCGCCACTCAAGCGAGCCCATCGCAAATACGGGAAACCTTCCGAAGGGTTTTTGCCGTACGTCATGAACTATGTTCTTGCCTTTTTGTCCGAGATGTTCCGACCACGAACAATTGGTTCGAAAGAACCAATACGACGGATCCTCACCTATGATGAAGCAATCAACGGGATCCCCGACGAGCCATTTTGTGAAAAACTCAACATGGCAACCGCACCTGGTTATGGATGGAACGTCCCTGGACATTCTGGTAAAGAATACTGGTTCGATGAAGTTGATGGAAAACACGTCATGAAGCCTGAACTGGAAGAAGCATGCGAAAAGTACCTGCATGGCCTCGAAGAAAACGAAATCGGAAACCACCTTTGGAAAGCAACCCTCAAAACGGAACGCAGAACATTTGAAAAGATCAAGAAGGGCAAGACACGTCATTTTGACATTGCCCAACTACCCTACATCATCATCTGCCGACGCCTCTACCTTGCATTCAACATGAACTTCCTCGCCGGAAGACACGCCACCTTTAGTGCTGCTGGTGTCAATCCCTACTCACGGGAATGGAACAGCTTCGCTAAATACTTGCTTGAAGCAGGGTCTGATATGTTCGACATTGATTATGAACAGTTTGATTCCAAATGTTCACGCGAAATGATGGGGCTTGCTTTCCAAGTCCGAAACGATTGGTACGACGACCAGTACCGTCAGGTCAGAGACAACATCTGCAGTGAGATGCTGTTTCGTTTCGAAGTCGTTGGCAATGCTGTAAACATGCTGAACTGTGGTAACCCTTCTGGGGATTCTGGTACAACCGTGACCAACACCCTCATTGGAGTTGCCTATGCAAGGTATACTTACATCATATTGGCTCCACCTGCCATGTCAAGCGACGAGTTCTTTCTAGAGAACGTTCACTGCAAAATCCTCGGAGATGACTGCGTGATTGCTGTCAGCCCAAAAGTCAGAGACTTCTTCAATCCTACCACCATGAAGGAAGTTCTGGCCGATTATGGCGTGACTATCACGAGTGCATCGTCCCAAGGTCAAGCTGGGAAGGGGGTTTTAACCGGCTTCTCGACGATTGAAGACGTCACATTTCTCAAATGTGGTTTCTTCTTTAGCCGAGAACTCGGAAAAATCTTCGTTCCAACGATGGCCCGAAACACCATCCACGAACTCACCAACTGGGTGAGTGCAGAGCTAGAAGATGGCTTTGCTGCCTGTGTTGACAATTGTAACACAGCATTGCGCATGCTCATGTTCTACGGAGAAGATGAGTTTGAAAAGATGCGCAAAGAAGTACGACGACAACTCGACCTCGTTTCCAACGGAGTGCATTATAGTTTAGTTACTTTCACCGACCTAAAGTGGCAGTTTCTTGTTGACAATGTGGGTTACTTCCCGAATATGAGTCCAGCTACGCGAGCCAAGCAAGCGCTGGAACAATTCGAATTGTAATTCCGCAGATGATGCAACAAACTGATGGCGTCGTCCTCGCTACGGAGACGCTAGAAACGACCATTGTTCCCAAACCTATGGTCAACAAAGTCGACATGACTGCCGCTGAGAAGAATTGGAGTGTTAATGATTTAATGAAACGTCCTATTTTCCTCGGAGAAGCCGTCTGGAACGGAGTCCAGACGCAAGGTTCCTGTATTTATACTCAGTTCCTTCCCCAAGCTTTCTTTAATCAGCCTCTTTTCGCTCAATCCTTTGGTTTGTTTAACTTGTCTCGTTTTAAGATGACTGTTACTTTTACCATGACTGGAACAAAATTCCATCAAGGGTGCATTATGGCATCCTGGCGACCTATGGTTGCCAACGATGCTGCTCACCTTAAGTTGATTAATGCTTTTTACGTTACTCCCCATGCTTTTCTGCGTGCCGATCGACCTAATACCGTCAAGTTTGAAGTGCCTTTTAAATACGATACTGCTTGGTATCCTCACTACATGAATGCTGTTGATGAACCTTTCGGTTCTATTGGTTTGTTTGTCTTTGCACCTTTAATTTTTGCTGCTGGCGCTACGCCACAACTTTCTATTTCAGTTTCTGCTCAGTTCGACTCTCTTGAATTTCACATGCCTCGTACGCCATTTATTACGAATAACCCTATCTCGCTACTGGCTGCTGCAAAGGATAACACCACAGATCCAGAAGCTCTGCCCGCAAGGCCATTGAGCTCCCGTACTGTGTTGCCACCCATTGTAGCGCCGCAAGCGTCACAGGAATCCGCAACTGTGGCTGGCGCCGTCTCCTCGAAACCGACAGTGATTGGAAGGCCTCTGCCTTTGCCAACACTTCGTAGAGACGTCGTAGTTTCCTATAGGGATATGTTTAAGAAATCTTATCAAGTTAGCCGTGTAGTTACGCCTATTGAAACCATTTCTCAGTACACATCCGTATTTCCTTCGTTTAATATGATGGACGCTACCGCTCTTTTCCACCCTTGGATGAACGCAACGCCATTGGCTCCCGTAGCCAATATGTATCGTTTAGCTAGAGGCAGCCTTCGTTACGAAATCGACTTCCAACTCGCTTTCCCGAAGAATACTGCCAATGCCTCAATCGTTACTAATGCCAACGTGCAAGCGTTTGCAATGTTCATGCCAAAGTACTTCCCACAACCAAGAAGTTCTGACAAGACGCCCGTCTATTATTTCGCGAACGGAGGGTCCAGCTCGCCAACCTGGTGGCCCTCCCTACCATACGTTACGGGAGGACCGACTGGATCGGATGCCTTCCCTTTTGCCGATGTAGCTAGTTTATTCCGAATTTCTCAAGGACCTTATGGCCGTTTAGCCGCCGCAGACCCCTCTCAGATTCGTCAGATTAACTTTTCACCGTACCATATGATTACTCCCATGACAGCGTCAGCTGACGGGTTTTCGTGCTCACTTGCTCTTGAGATTCCATTTGTGCATCACCGTGATGCTTATCGTATTCCAAATATTTGGACTACGACTAACCAACCCGACAATCAATGGGTTACAGATGGACCAATAGCAGCGCACGGCACAACCCGCAACTGGACGCCTTATGCCGAACATTCATTGTTTGGCCCTGCTCATAGCCCTGGAACTATAGTTTATGGATTGTATTCTACCACCCCTCTTGCCTACACTACGCCGAATGTGCCTATGCACTGTACTACGATAGTTAATGGATCCCTGGGTGATGACTTCCGATTTGGGTGCCTTTCCAACATGGATTACACCTGGCTTAATGGCAATTTCTTCACGGATACTGCCTATATGCCAGGTCAGGGATGCGACATGTTCAACACTGGCGTACCCCCCGCACTCAAATCAGAATTACCATTCCCGGGCGTAGTTCACCAACCACCGCCTACAGAAGTCACTTATAGGAGCGTAATACCACAAGGAAACACAACTTCTACAACAGTTACTCAACATTTTGCAGGAGCAGTCTCTGGGACAGTACCGGTTAACGTTACTGGGGATAAATGGGACAACAAGCTAGACTTGTCGATCCCAACGTCTGGAATGGATAAACCATCGTGCACTTTACAACTGCCCGCCGGAAAGATGTTTCAATTCAATTGGAGGAATTCCGACACCGGAATATGGATGGGAGAGCGACAAGCGCTCAAAGCGTCCGACACCAATGAAGCCAGGCCTGGAGATTTTGGAACAGAACAAGATGAAATGGCTTTTGAAGTCATTCGTCAAGTTCCAGGAGTTTGTCTCGCAACCTCCTGGGACACAACGCAAGTTCAAGGAACTGCGTTGTTTCACTGTCCCATCTCGCCCGTCGTACTTACGTACAGCGGGTCTGCTACCACAGCATTCTCCATGCCAGCTTATGATGTTGGCTACCAAACTTACATGTTAGAGAAAACATGTATCCCATTCCTCTATTGGAGGGGAGCTCTGCGTTACCGTTTCAGGTTATTCGCTTCTGGATTTCACACAGGAAAGCTTTTCCTTGCGATCAACTACCACCCGTACAGAAGCGGGCAGCCGGTCAATTTGACACAATTGGCGTCTTTCCAACAGATTATTCCAGCCGACTTCAACTCGGCTCTTTCACAATACGGAATTTACATTGACTTGTCTGAAGAAAATCACGACATCGAGTTCGAAGTACCGTATGTATCTTCGGACGTCTTCACCGCAGTCAATCATTTCGTTTCCAACATGAAGAATAATATTGGAACCCTTTCGTGTTACATTGTTCAGCCACTCGTTGCTGTACCAGGTATAGCTACGTCCATTCAGGGCGTCCTAGAAATCTGGGCCGGCGATGACTTTCAAACGCACACACTCTGCTCCCAAGCAGCAATCTGGTCAAACCAGTCACAACCCACTATAGCGTGAAACTCT